AATAGGAGATAGGGCGCTGTGGCTCCAATCGGAGCAAAGGAATAGATTGAATTGATCGGAGTTCCGGTACTGAATGGCGCTCCCCACGTCGTTACATTCGCCATCGGTGCCCATCTAGCACGACGAAGCGCTCCATGCAGTCCTGAGTAAATGTTCGATGCTGCCGCCCAGAACTGCGGAGACATAAGCTCAGGATTGGTATAGCCGTTGTATCCGCCCGTCAACCCAGACAGGGTAAGTGTTTGAGTTCCACTTTGTTGTGGAGTGGCCTCGAACTCGGTTTCTGAACGCCTGCGAGTAGTCGGCATTATCGGCTCGGAGAACTAATCGAATAGCGAAGCACACTCTGACTGAATCGCCTTCTGCGCGGCGGCTCCTGCCTCTGGCGCGTCATAATCGTGTCGCGCATGGCGTCGATCTGCTCGCTTGCACGCTGCGTGAAATAAGCAAGCCGCGTGTCGTTCCCCGGAGTCGCCATCACATTCCGTGTCGCTACCGTGGCGATGACATCGTGGTGCCCAAGAGGAATGTCGGGAACCATCGCAAGCTGGTAGTTCGTCGGGCTTGTGAGTTGCGGGCTGATTGGATTCAGAGTAAAGAGGCCAATATCACTCGATATGCCCTTCACCCGGTAGGTTTGGTTCCCGGTCAGAACAAGCTCGATGCCAATGTCGGTATCTTCATCATTTGATGGCAGGCTGGACTGAAAATCGGCCCCTACAATTTCCGTGAAGTTCGTTCCATTTCCGGTGACGACATTCGAAGAGGAAGTGATGTTTCCATTCTGCACGATGGAGAGAGGCAGGAAGATGAAGGTATAGACCACTTCAATCTGAACGCCTGCGGGAAGCGGCTGCGCGAACTGCACGGAACCATTCGAGAACAGGATGTAGCGGTAGGGGCCGGAAGTCGCTGGCTGTTGCGGGGTCAGTTGCGCTAGATTCAGATACTCGGGATCGTTCCAGCTTCGAGGCAGCGCCGTGATCCAGTTGGAATCGCTCGGTTGAAGAATACGGATTCGGTCGATCTGGAAATAGCGGTAGGAAATGTTCGATACGAGATTACTGTTTGTGTTGTAGAGGAAATCGAACTCATTCGCGGCGTTTGCGGTGGTGACTACCTTGATGTCAGTGAAGTAGGAATCATCGAGTTGGAGAATGTAGTTCCAGACTTCCTGATAGGCGTCATTGATTTCGTCATATAGCTCTGACGGGGCATAACCGGGAAGCCTGCGATTCACTCTTTGCCAGATGGAATATAAATTCATTCATAGCCTTTAACTTTTTGGCGCGGGCGCTGTCAGTTTGGCAAGCTCCGCTGCCACAAGCTGCTGGATGTATTCCGGGTCCACGTTCTGCTGGATGATGACCGGAGCCTGAGCGCGTTCCTCGGGAGCCTTCTGCACCGTGTCGGGCGGCTTAAGACCCAACGCTTCATAGCACTGAAGCTCATAGGGATTTGGTCGCCACCGTCCAGGCCCTCCCTGCATCTTGGTTCGGAACTGTTCCTCGAACCTGTCCACGAAACGGCGCTTGTGCTTCAGGTTGTTTTCCTTGGCAAAACCTTCGACCTTCTCGCGGTCCTTATCCGTCATTTTATCGAGGTTTCCCGCCACAATCCCAACCGACCGGAAATCGCCCTGTAAGCGTTCGGCTACTTCCTTGCCCGTGACGATGCTTTCGCGCCCATCGCCCGCCGCATCCATCCACGATTCAAAGCGGACGTGCCGGTAGAAATCCTCAAGCTCAACCCAGCAATTTGCCTTCAGGATTACCTGCACGCCCAAGGCTTGCTTGTAGTCGGCCATGCAGGCATTTTCTTCGTCCCACTTCGGGAAATCCTCACAACTGTAGACGCCCCAACTCATCGGATTGCTCCTTTACTTCGCAAATTCCCATTTGCCCGTTGTCGGGTTCTTGACTGTTTTGGCCGATGTCGCCGGAGCGGCAGGAGGCGCGGGCGGCGCTTGCACCGATACGGTTGCGCCCGGTACGGGAGGTTGCGGTGGCGGAGGGGCCGTAGAGAGCGTGTAGTCGGGGCTTTGCTCCGTCCCGTTCTGCCCGTAGACAACGACGTACCATTTCGCTTTCATGTCATCAGGGGAGACGTTTAAGAGGGTATAGGTAACCCACTGCGAGCCGCCAAGGGCGAGATTGTTCCTGTACCATTGGTACTTGTAGGGCTGAACGAGGTCGCTCTTGACAGACAGAGTGACGTTCGAAACTCCGGGAATTGCTTGCACAATTGAAGTTGCCATCAGTTCACCTCTCCGAAACATTTGTCCCAGTTCTGGGCGTAAATCCGTGAATAGCCTACTTTCGATTCCCTGAGATGCAGTCCCGCATGAACCACCTGGTCGGCTGCGACGAGCCATTCCTGATCCATACTGTGTTCCCATTCCTTGCGGGCGTTGTCGCGCTGATCGCGGGCAAAGCCGATGAGAGCGTTTATGTCCCGCTTCTCAGGACTCCCAATATCCAGAATCTTGAGGTCAAAATCGGTGATCCCGTCCTGCTCGGTCGTGCGGGCCACGTACTCCTCGCCTGCCGCATTCGTTCCGACAATATCCAACTTGCCGTCACGCCGTTTCTTGGTCTTTAGTCCCTTGGGCAGATCAGGCATTAGCTTGCGTTATAGATCCCCGTGAGAACCGACTCGGCAGATGGAAAATCGAAATTGGTTATTGTTGTCGCAGCCGCCGCAAGAGCGGTCTGGAGAGCGGCATTCTGTGCCGCTGTGAGTTCAAAGTCCTGCACAAGGGACTGGGTATGAGTCGGGCTACCGGAAAAGGTCTGAATACGCACCGCTCCCGAAGAACTGACAAGGTTTATGACGGTGATCCTTTGTGCTGGAATGGTCGCCATAAGGCTCCTCAGACCGCGTTGTATATCCCAGGCAATACAGCCGGGGCAGCCACAACCTGCGTTGTCGTGATAGTACCAGCGGCGGCGGCAAGGGCTGTCGAAAGAGCCGCGTTCTGGGCAGCGGTGAGTTCAAAGTCCTGCACTAAGAACTGATTCGGGGGTGTTCCGCCGAACGTCTGGATGCGTACCGCGCCTGACGAGCTAACCAAATTCGTGACTACGATTGCTCCTGCTATCAGATCGGCCATTTGGCCTCCTCTACCCTATGTGGGCATAGACGTTCACGCCCGTTCCCGTATTGAGAGTGACTGTTGTCGGATTAATCCGCAAACACCCGTTCCCGCCAAGTCCTGAAATATCGAAACTAAGAACTTGATTCGTTGCGAAGGCTCCAAGTGCGATGGCTGAGTAGGTCGTTAGTGTGACGGGAGCGCCTGTAACTGGAAACATCTGAGTCAAGATGCCCCAAGTATGGCCGCCATCGAGCGACGTTTCGAGTTGAAACGTGAACGCCGTCATCGAACCGCCAATCGGAAGAAACTGAAACCAGATGTGACCCCGGTAGTTCGAGCATTGCGGAGGCACCGCAAAGCAGCCATTCGCCGGTCCCGTCCCAGCCGGTCCCGTGGTATTGAACGCTCCGGCAGTAGCGACGTACAGCGCCTCATCGACGCCGATGCGAAGCGTTTTCGACAGAATGAGCGCGTTTGCCATCAGGTTCCAAAAGCCATCAGGATTGCCAAAATACCGGCAGCCGAGGCCGCATTGGCGATCTCAGTCCCTGTAGGGCCAAAGAATCGCAAGTTGGAGCTTGTGCCGTCGATCTTGGTGAATCCTCCAGCCGCGCCAGCCGGAGCCACGTTTCCGAGGTTCACGTAAGGCATTGTTGGCACGGTTGAGCCAAAGTCATTCGTGGCAGCAAACGCATTAAGGCCAAACGTGGCCGGGGTGATGGGATAGCCAATCGTGCCACCCGTATTCGGGTAGGCGGCATCTCCCGTCACTTGAACGATGGACACAAAACCGCCCGTATTGTGAAGCGTCCACTTGTAGCAATTTGCGACAGTCAGTGCCATTACCCCTCCTCGGGATAGTCGGAGTCCTTGGACTTCGTGGGACCGTTGACCTTATTCGAAGCGGATTCGTTAAGGTCCGACATCGCTTCCTTTACCACTGAATCGACTCCCTTGGTCGGGACATGCCCATAAATCGAGTCGCCCTTGCCATCGTTTTTGCCCATGTTACTTGTCCTCCATTCGTTCGAGTCCGTTTTTGGATACATCGGGGCCAGTGGATTTTTCCTGCTTTCCAGTGACCCCGGTGCCGCGCACTGACTGCATTCCTACGTTGGCTATCTCCCTTCCCTGCTCCTCATGCTCGCTGAGGTTGGGACCGTAGATGTTGCAATTTCGCTTGGCCATTAATATCCTCCCTCAGTAACCACCCTGAACACCTGACGCCGGAACCGCAAGTCCCGTAATTGCTGTGTTTGCATTGGGATAGTGGCAGCCCAAATTTCCGCGAAACTCCAAGAACGCTTGGAACGCATCCGTCCAAACACCGCTGCTGTTTACCACTCGGTTAAGGATGCTCCCTGTCCGATCATCGAAGCTGAGTTTCCGGGCGGTGGTCTTGAGCATGGAGTCCTTGTTCACGAAGTACAGCGTATCCCGCGGGGCGTCCGTATCAATGACCCAAGGAATGCCTTCGAACTCATAGGCCGTATAGCCAAGATCGAGTTTCATGGTTGGGCCGAAGAACTGCTTGAGCGTCCAGCCCATATCGCAGTAGGCATGAAGCTGTGCGCCATGTGACCAGATTCTCAGTTTCCCTAGATCGACCGCGCCGCGAGCCTGCTGAATGAGCCAGATGCCGCGCCGCAGATGGTCGCGGGTCAAGGCAGGAGAGCCGGAGAGCGGAATGACGTTGGCATTGTATTGCGGGTTGTTGACCCGGTTGATGTTCTGGAAGTTTGTGGCGAACGTGCCGTTGTCGATG